AGCTAATTATTGCGAAGGAGTGATAGTAGTGAAAAAGACTTTAGAAAATTGCAATGTGATAAAAGAAGCTATTGCATTAGGGGTAGGAATGCCAAACCAGTATGAAGGAAAATGCGAGGGATATGATGCTGAGAATAGAGAAGAACCTTTAAAAAGATGTAAATGCTGCAAGTTAAATACAATGTACGAAGAGTAAAATTTGATTTAAAGGGAGATAGAAATTTATGAAAAGATTAACTACTAACAAGCCTAAAGGAATGACAGAGAACATGCTAAACATGGTTTTTGGTAAAAATAATGAGGTTTATTTAAGAGGACTTGGAGAAAATCAAGAGGACATAAGCTTAGTGGAATATTGTAAAAAAGAATACAACAGGCTATATGATGATTCTTTAGATGATACTTGGACTGCTGAGAACTTTGGAGAACTAATGGATGATGATTCGCTATTAAGTATAATGTATTGGGCTTGTGTAGGATTTTGTGAGGTAAGAGCTAGATTAGAAGTATATGAAGATGAATCTGAAAAGATAAGGACAGCATGTACAAAGCCTTGTCACATGGGTAAGGATATTAAGCTTATCAAGAGAGAGTATAAAGAAGGTCATGAACCCTATGGACAAATATTAGCGCAATATGAATGTCAACTTAAAACTTGTCCGAAAATATGCTCTGCATATAAACACATTACGAATTAGAAAGTTGGTGAGAGTTTGGAACAAGAGTTTGTATATAATGTATGGCATTATGATAGTAGAAACAATGAAAAAAGAATCTTATCTGATTATTTTAATGGATTTAGATTGTATTTAAAACCCCATAAAACAGGCTATAAATTTTATTTATCTATCAGAAGACATAAAGAGTATGGCATTGATGATAAGTTGCTTCTTGAATCACCAGTAGCATATTATAAAGATTGTAGCTTAAATGAAGCGAAAATAAAAGCCATAGAACATTTTATGTGGATGATAGATTAAGACGCACTTGCAAGAAAAATCTGGCTTAAGGAGAGCATATATGAAACAACTATGGCAATCTGTAAAAGTAATAAACATGAAAGAAATAGAAGGGAAAATAATTCTACAGATTGCCTTAGATGCTACTGTAGAAGATATAAAGAAATATTTGAATAAAGGTGCAATAACTGGAGAGTTAAGATTTGACGACGACAGAAGAATAACAGCAGAGCAAAGAAAGAAGATATTTGCAACTATCAGAGATATTTCTCTTTACACTGGGGATGAACCCGAATACTTAAGAGACATATTACAGTTTATGTATTGCACTGAGAATGATATAGAACATATAAGCTTATCAAATTGCAGCCTAGAGGTCGCTAGAGAGTTTATATCTTACTTGATAGAGTTCTGTATAGATAATCAAATACCACCCTCTGAGAGCATTATAGAGCGTACAGATGACATTAATAAGTATCTATATATAACAATAAAGAAAAGTGTATGTTGCTGCTGTGGAGATGCAGGAGTAATTTACACAGTTGGTAAAGATAAAATATCTCTTTGTAACAAGCACCATGACGAAGCAAAGCTAAAAGGTTTAAAAGAATTTGAAAAAATGTACAAGGTTTACCCTATAAAAATTAAGGAGTGATATTGATGAATTTAAAACAAATGTTAATAGATCAAGCTAAGCTTGACGAGATAATATTTAAGAATCATGGGATAACAGAATATCCTGTTTTAAAGGTTTGGAATGCTCTGCTAGTAGAAATTGGAGAGTTGGCAAACGAGGTTAAACATTTTAAGTATTGGAAGAAAAATAAGAAGATTGATAGAAGTAAAATACTTGAGGAGTTCGCAGATTGCTTGCATTTTGCTTTAAGTTTAGAAAATAATGAGGGAATATTAGCAAAGATAGATTTAAATGAATTTATGAAAAAAGTGAGTGAAGTAGAGAAAAGACCAGAGAATAAAACTGATAATATAGACGCAGCATTCTTAAACGCCTATAAAGAATGTACAGGCACGGGAAGTCCTTTAATAGCAATAATTTGTTTAGGGTTTGCATTAGGAATCACTCTTGAGGAAATGGAAGCTGAATATTACAAGAAATATGAAAAGAATCTTAAAAGGCAACTGGAGGGGTACTAAGATGAATATAACAATCAACCAAGAGACAATTAACACTATCAGAAGTTCATTAAAAATAGTTAGAGTAACTGGCGGTTTAAATGTAAAAAAAGATTCTGAAAAAGCATTAAAGGAGCTAGATGCAGCAATCAAAGTAAGTGAAAGTTAGGAGGTTTTTAAAATGTTAATACTCTTTATCTGCATAATAATAGCGGCAATGTTTATGTGCGTATTTAAAGTCAGCAGTAAATGTAGTAGACAGGAAGAAAAAGAGTTAAGAAAAAAAGAAAAAGTAAAACAAAGAAAAAATACTGAATGGGTATGCATATATAACTGGGAGACTGAATGCTATGAAAAAGCTTGCTGCGACTGCGGAAGAACTTGCAAGAAAAGATGTAAGGGCGATTGTAAAACATGTGGAGGTTACAAAGAGATATGAATGGATATAAAGAACTAATAGACGAGATAGAACTACATAAGAATCTTATGGAAAGTCATGAGATAAGTTTTAATTATTGGAATGATAAAATAATCGGGTGGAAACCTAAAGAACTTACAGCACAACAATACTCAGACATGCCCCATGGTTCAAAAGACCTTCCAGATGCATCTAGAGTAATGTGTAAAGCTATTATGTTTAAGACACTTATGGAAGAAGAAAAGAAACTATTAAAAGATTTGACTACAAAGAAAAATATAATAGATAATTGTATAGAAAATATATCGGACATAACAATTAAAGTAAGACAGCTTAGAGCAATAGGATTAACCCAAGAGAAGGTGGCAGAGATAATAGGAATAGGCGATAGACATGTAAGAAGAATAGAGAATAAAATAAGGAGCCAAAATGAATGAAATATAAATATAAATTGAGCCTATAGAATAGCCTGTCAACTATTGAAAATACGTGATATACTTATAACATAAGATGACTCCGAAAGAGACCACATCAAACCTCTAATAGAGTCAAAGCAGTTCCCCTTAGTAAGAGATAGCTGGAGTGATGCCCAGCTATTTTAATTTGGAATTAATTAAGAGTGGCATATAAGCTGCTCTTTTATTTATAAAGGAGAGATTTTATATTGGATGATATAAGGAGGTGGCATTGATGAAACTAACGCCAAAACAAGAAATGTTTATAACTGAATACATGAAAGACCTTAATGCCACTCAAGCGGCTATTAGAGCGGGTTACAGTGAGAAGACAGCATCGGTCATAGGGCAAGAAAACCTTATGAAACCTTATTTGAGGTCTGAGATAGATAAAAGACTTGAAGAACGCGCTATAAATAATGGCATAACAGCTGAGTTTGTTCTAAATGGTATTAAGGATATAGCTATAAAAGGTGATAAGGAAAGCGATAAGTTAAAAGCATTTGAGTTATTAGGGAAACACCTTAAGTTATTCACAGAAAAGGTTGAATCAGACAATACAAATAGAAATATAGAGATAACTTTAGAAGGTGATCTTGAAGAATGGGCAAAATAGTATTACAAGGCATTCCTTATCCTAAACAAATAGATTTCTTTAAATCAACAAAGCGGTATATAGCTTATGGAGGTTCAAGGGGTGGCGGCAAGAGCTGGGCAGCTAGACGTAAGGCAGTTTTACTAGCGCTTAATTATAGCGGAATACAGATACTTATACTGAGACGTACTCTTCAAGAATTGAGAGAGAATCATATATTAAATTTACAGTCAGAGCTTAAAGATATAACTAAGTATGATGCATTAAATAAAGAGTTTTTATTCCCTAATAATGCTAGAATTAAACTAGGTTATTGTAGTGCTGAATCAGATGTATTGCAATATCAAGGGCAGGCTTATGATGTAATATTCATGGAAGAAGCTACACAATTTACTGAGTTTCAAAAAGATACATTAATGGAATCTAATAGATCAAGCGGACAAATGCTAATTAAATTTACGCCAAGAATGTATTTTACTTGCAATCCTGGTGGCGTAGGGCATAGCTGGATGAAAAGATTATTTATAGATAAACAATATAGGAACAAAGAAAAGCCAGAGAATTATGAGTTTATACCTTCTACGGTATATGAAAATAAGTATCTAATGACTAATAATCCAGAGTATGTTGAAAACCTAGAAAACCTTCCAGAGATGCGTAAAAGAGCTATGTTGTATGGAGATTGGGACGCGTTTGAAGGTCAATATTTCAATGAATGGAATAGAGAACTACATGTTATAGAACCATTTCAAATACCTAACCACTGGAAAAGGTTCAGATCACTTGACTATGGTATGGACATGGCTGCTTGTTATTGGTGGGCAGTTGATACTTATGGTGTGTGTTATGTATATAGAGAGATGCACGAACCAGGATTAATATTAAGTGCAGCAGCTAAAAGAATAATAGAACTAACTCCAAAAGAAGAAAAGGTGGAATATACTGTAGCTTCACCAGACTTATGGAATAAAAGACAAGAGACTGGCGAAAGTGGTTTTGAAATAATGATAAAAGCAGGACTACCATTAATGCAAGCTAATAATAGCAGAATAGCAGGATGGAGAACAATGAGAGAATACCTAAAACCAATAGATGATATGTATGGTAAAAAATCATCAAAGTTAAAGTTTTTTAGTAATTGTTTAAATGCTGTAAAGAATATACCTTTGCTCCAATATGACGATAAAAAATTAGAAGATGCAGCAGGAGAACCGCATGAAATAACACATGCACCAGAAGCTATTAGATACGGAATAATGAGCAGACCGAGAATAACAGAAGAACCATTAAATAAACGTAAAGATGATTTTGGACTATATAAAAAGAAGGAAACATTTGAACCTCAAGAAATAGATCAGAGCTATATGTATTATACATAATATACATTAAATGCAATTGCATAAACTATGTATAAGATATTCAATAATGAATAAATATACATAAATATGCCAAAAAAGACGTGATTATATAAAAAAGCTTGAATAAACATTGAATAAATTACGCTAAATATTTATTTATTAGATTCGCTAGATTAGCGACAAAGAGGTGAATATATGGATTTATTTTTAAGCATGATCGTAGGATTGTGCTTTTTTATTTCTACCATAAAAGCTTATAGCGTAGGCATAAAGCACGGTAAAGAGATAGGGAAGGGCATTGTACCTTCTATTAATTTAAACCCTGCAAAGGCTTATAAAGAGCATGTAGAAGCTAAAGAAGAAAAGAAAGCTACTGACGAATATGCTGAAGCTTGGAGTAATATCCTAAGTTACACAGGAGACCTACAGAAAGAAGGAGATAAATAAAATGACAGAAATAAGATGTTGCAAATGTAATAAGCTTTTGGGTAAAATTAAAGGAGAGTATGAAATAAAATGTACTAGATGCGGTACAATGAACACCAATAAAAAATAGGAGAGTGTCAAGAATGAATAATGAAATGTTTCTCGGGTACAAAATGGAATCTATGATAAAATCAGACGAGTATAGCAATGTATGGGAAATGACAGAACAAGAAAGAGAAGAGTATTTAAGCGAAAATAAAGAACGTTTTAGCAAAAAGGCAAAAATGGCAGCAGAAAAATACGGATACAATGATGTAGTTATATATGATCAAGGGATATATTCTTTAGGAAATGAACTTATTTATAATTGCAATTTTACTTATAGTGGCATAAAGGAGAATATTAATCATGGCAAATAATAGCATGTGGTTAGTATGCAGGGGATGCGGTAAAGCGTTATTGTTAGGGAAAGTACATCAAAGTGCATATAGTACACACCATGAAGATATGAATAAGAAATTAAATGAGTTTTACAATTTGCATTCATTTTGCGATAAAAATAATGAAGTTAGTAATGAAAACCAATTTGAATTAGCTTACGACTTTGCAAAAGAAGAAGGAATAAAAGAGTATTAAGCTTAAAATAATTAAATAATTGAGCTTCTCGAGAGCCTATTGATTACCTATGGTGGTTAATAGGCTCTTTTTATTTTGGTTGAAAGAAGGTGAGTAAATGAAAGACAAAGAAGAAATGGACGAGTGGAGGTTATATGAACAGGGCAAAGATTATAATAGCAAGCTCCATCCACCATACTATCAAACAATAGATAAAAACTATCGTTTTATAAGTAACGATCAATGGTATGGAGTCAAAGCAGGAAAATTATCTACACCAGTATTCAATATACTTAAACCTATAGTAGAGTTTAAAATATCTTCTGTCCTTAGCAGTAGAGTTAAAATGCAATTTGGCATTGAAAACATTGAAGATGATACAGAAGACCCAAACGAGCAAGAATATCAAAGAATTGCAGATATGTTATCAGGATACAGCGAAGTTAAGTGGGAAAAGTTAAAAATGGACTCTTTATTAAGAGAGGGTTTAATGGACGCTGCTGTAACTGGCGACATGGCTTTATATACTTATTGGGATCCTAAGATAGATACATATACTACAAATGGAATAGATGCTGAAAACAATCCTGTTAAAGTAATGGGGGATTTTTGCACAGAGCTAGTTGATGGACAAAATGTTATGTTTGGTAATCCTAATAACAATAAAGTCCAAGCACAACCTTATATACTTATTTTGGGCAGAGATATGGTATCTAATCTTAAGAAAGAAGCTAAAGAGAATAAAGTCCCAAAAGATATGATTGAAAAAATAAGCAATGATGAAGATACAGAATATCAAGCAGGAGACAGAGGAAAGCAGGAAATTGATAATGGTGGGGATAACGGTAAATGCACATACATAATTAAGATGTGGAAAGAAAATGGCACTGTTATGCTTTCTAAAACTACTAGATATTGTCCTATAAAACCTAAACTAGACACTAAGCTAAAATTGTATCCTCTAGCATGGTTTAATTGGACAAGGCTTAAAAATTCATATCATGGTCAAGCTGAATGTACTGGATTAATACCTAATCAAATAGTTATCAATACTTTATATGCAATGATAGTTGAACATATGAGAATGACAGCGTTTGGTAAAGTTATATACGATAAAAATAGAATAACTGCTTGGAATAATGCTGTAGGCGCTGCTATAGGCGTTGAAGGTGATACTGTAGGAGCTGTACAACAAATAAGCTATGGACAAATGAATAACATGGTAATGGAGGTATTCAGAGAAGCTATAGCAACTACAAAAGATTTAAATGGAGCAAATGATGCGGCATTAGGCAACATAGACCCGAAGAATCAAGGTGCAATTATAGCAGTTCAGAAAGCGTCACAAGTCCCATTACAATCTATAGCAGATAATTTATATCAGTTTGTAGAAGATTTAGGGTTAATATGGTTAGATTTTATGTTGTCAAAATACGGTGACGTAGATAGAAAAATAAGTTATAAAGATGGAGATAAATCTAAAGTCGGAATGTTTAACGCTTCACTTTATCAAGATATTCCGTTTAAATTAAAGGTTGACGTAGGACCATCTAGTTACTGGAGTGAAATTACAGCTATTCAAACATTAGATAATTTATTAGAGAAGCAAATTATAACTCCTCAACAATACCTTGAAAGATTACCTAATGGTTATATAGACAAGAAACAAGAGTTAATAGATGCATTAGATCAACAAGTAAATAATCAAATGAGTTCACAGCAACAAGATTTTGAAGCTATGGCGCAGTTCTTTGAAACATTACCGCCTGATATTCAAGCTCAATTAAAAGCATTGCCGGATGGACAAATGGAACAAGCTATTATGCAGTTAATGCAACAACCACAAATGTAATTACCAAGACTGAATAAGTCTTTTTTTTATTGTCAAAATATCGCTTAAGTAGCGTAAAAACGAAAGGAAGATAATTAATGGAAAATATAAATGAAAGCACTGTAAACGCAGAGCCAGTGGAGAACGTTGAACCACAACAAGACCTGGTTATAGAATCTGCAGAAAGCGTGCAAAAGGTTGAAGTCGCTGAACAACCCAAAGTAGAAGAGAAACCAGTTCAATCTAAAGAAGAAAATGCTAAATTTGCTGAAATACGCAGAAGGGCAGAACAAGAAGCAATAGATAAATTCATAGCAAATCAAGGTTATGTATTTGATGGCAAGCCTATTAAAACTAAAGCCGAATATGACGAAGCTATGAGGATTAATCAAGAACGTGAACGTAGAGCAGCTTTAGAAGAAAAGGGCATAGACCCCACAATAGTTGATGAATATGTAAATAATAATCCAACTGTTAAAGAAGCAAGAGAAGCTTTAAATAAGCAAAAACAAGAACAATTTTCACAAAAAAATAAAGTTGAATTTTTAGAGTATTTTAGAAATAACAACAATAGAGATTTTGATCCTGGTAAAGATTCTATACCAAATGAAGTTTGGGAACTTTCAGAAGCTTATGAAAAATCAAATGGCAAAGAAGGTAAAAGTCTTGTAGATGCATATATGAGACATGAAAATTCTATTCTTAGAAAAAAACTTCAAGATATAGAAAAAGGAACTAAAACTCAAGAAATTAATTCTGTTAATGCTGCTACATCAACAGGCAGTGTCACAGGTAATGGAAAACCTGTTACGAAAGAAATTACTGCTGAAAGTATAGCAACTATGTCAGAAAAAGAAATTTCTCAAAATTGGTCACAAGTTAAAAAAATATTAAATATGCGATAGGAGAGATATAAATGGCAGTTATAAACTCAATACCAAAGTTAGTCAGTACCAAAATATTAAGAACGCTTGAAAAGGACTTAATAGCAAAGAAAATATGTACAATGGAACCCGATGCACCAATCAAAAAAGAAGGCGACACAGTTTATTTTAGTGGACTTGCAGATCCTACAATATCAAGTTACACAGGTTCAATCAGCTATGAAACCCTTCAAGATTCTACAGTAGCATTGTTAATAGATCAAAAGAAATATTATGCTTTCAAAATTGACGATATAGAAGCATTCCAAAGTAATATTGATGTCAAAGGCTCACAGGTTGAAAGAGCAGCATATGGCTTGAGAGATACAGCAGATCAATTTATATTAGGTTTATATGCAGGAGCAGCAACAACTGTTACAGCAACAATCACATCAGCTAATGTTCTTTCTACTACATCAACAGTTATTAGAAAGCTTGAGGAAAACAATGTAAAGCCTAATGATAGATGGATGGTAATTCCTCCATGGTACAAAGAAAAATTAATGCTTGCAGGAGTTAAATTTCAAATTAATAATGGTTTAGATGGAGAAAAAGGTGGGCTTAGTTGGGCAGATTACTTAGATACTACTATATTTGTATCTAATAATGTCGTTACAACAGGTGCAGAAGGTAGTTTTAATTCTCAAATACTTGCAGGATCTTTCAATTCTATAATATTTGCAGAGCAATTAATGAAACAAAGATTTATAGAAGAATTAGAAGATAGTTTTGCTGGTGGCGCAAGTGGACTTAATGTTTATGGCGGTAGAGTATTAAAGCCAAAAGAATTAGTTAGGCTTAATGCTACACAATCAGCAGAAACTACTATATAAGGAGTTGATATAAATGGCAGTTACAATAACAAATACTAAATTAGTTTCAATGAATACCGGCCTTGCTATGACAGCTAATGCTGCTACATCAACAGTAATAGATACAGCAGAAGTTTTTACAGCTACACCAACTAGACCAGATTATAAACTTGTATACATAATCTATAATGGTTCTGGGCACGGTGCTATAACATATAGCATTGCTGTTGGAGATTTTTGGGCAGGCACATCTGCTGTTACTGGTTCCGTTGCTGCTGGCGCATCCGTAGCGATAGAATTAGAAGGCGGTAGAGTTAAACAAGATGACGGAACAGTTGCTATTACATTAACTCCAGCATCAGGCAAAAGGTTATTAACAGATCATGCTGCTGGTATGTATGTAATAGAAACACTTTAAGAGGGGCTTATTGCTCCTCTTTTTTCATATTGGAGGTATTTTATGTATAAATTTTATGGCAAATCAAGGCAAGTTGTAAATAGCACAGAAACAGGACAATTTGTATTTGCTTTTAATACAAAAGGTGAGTTTATAACAGATGATGAAAGTATTATAAAAAGAGCTATAGAAAAGTTTGATTACTCTGAAATAAAAGTTGAATCAATAGGAGATATGGTAAAAGTTAGAAAGAAACCAAGCAGTATAAAAATAGAAGTTAAGGAGGGTTAATAATGATTACATACAATCCTTATGATCACGTATTTTACGGCACTAGCACAGAAAGAGCAGCTATAACATTACCAGACCCTAAATACCCAGCAACAGCTAAATTCTTTGAATACGATACATCAGACACATACGTAACAGATGGAGAGCAATGGTATCCAGTATAGGAGGTACTATTATGATTTACAGAGATAATTTATTAAGAAAATATCAGTTTAAAAGCTTTAAAGTATATCCTAGTTTAGCAATAGCAAAGCAAGTATCAACAACTGGAACTTATACATTGGGCGATTTCACTGAAATAGTTCCTGCTAATGCTATTACTACTAAATTTGTAATAAGAAAAGTTCAATTCGCTAATATAACTGGAACTGGAACATATGAAGTTGTTTTATATTCTGGTTTAAGTGGTCAAGAAATAGAAATAGGTAGGACAAGAATAGCTAAAGGCACAACAGGTACAGATACAATACTAAATATAGATATGTGTACTCCTATATTATCAGCAAATACAAGAATAAGTGCTAAAATTGCTTATTCGTCTGGTGGTTCAAATAGTCTTTATATGTCTATAGTTTATCAAGAAATGGGGTGATTAAATGGACATAATTAATCAAGGCAAGATAAATAAAGTAAGGGAAGAATTACAAGACGTTGTATTAGGTCAGATTCCAGACGGTACGTTGACAGATTATAAATTGAGTGATGAACCTGGACAGCTTAAGTCGCAATTGGCTGAAATGACGAATGCAATAATGACAGGAAGATATACATTACAAAGACCAAGCGAATTTACTTGGGAAGCACCTATTAATATATATAGAGATTTTAATCGTGTATATTTTACGGATTATAATATTGCATTAAATAAAAATACTGGCGGAGCATCTTATTATGTTGATGTTGTGAACGGTAATGATACAAACAACGGATTAACGCTGGGTACGGCTTTAAAAAATATACAAACCGCAGTTGCGAAAAGTGATGTTATTACAATATATTTAGCCAATGGTGGATATAATAAAGACAGTGGCTTTAATGGTATTGCTATAACAAAAAACATAAATATAATAGGTCTTGGCGATAGTGTTATATGTGACACAAGTGATGTATTGACCGATTTTATTTCTTCTGCAAATCCTAATTTGTACAGAACTACACGGGTAATAGGCACTTTGGCTGTTTATGATACTAATGTGTTGGATGCAAATGGAGACTATACTAAACTTACAAAGCAAACTGATTTAACAGTAGCAAATAATACTCCTGGTTCTTACTATACAACTGGTTCATATATATTCGTTCATCCTGCGGACTCAAGAGACCTTACAGGATTGACGGCAGAGCAAGCTAAGATAGTATCATATGTAAATGTTAATAATTTAGTGGCAAGCGGTAACATAAAAATATATATTGAAAATCTAAAATTAGAAGGTGGAACTAATTGGTTTAAAAATACTGGAGCAGGACAAAATCTTGAAGTGTTCGCAAAAAATTGCAAATTCAAATATACAAGCAGTCAGGATGTTTTTGATATAGACGGTGCATCATTGGTAGTGGTAGAAAATTGTTTAGCTGCGAGAGCCTATGAGGATGGTTTTAATTATCATGCGCTGAATAATGTAAAACCAAAAGTAATAGAAATAAACTGCGTAGGTAGGCACAATGGACATGCGTCTGATGATACTGATAATGGTTCTACAATGCATGAAGGCGGGTCGATTATTAGGCTAAATGGTGAATATCATCATAATGTCGGACCAAATGTTGCAGATGTAAGCCCAGGAAATAGAACTTGGAATATTGCTTGCGATGCTCATGATTCTTTGGCTCAATCAATAAATAGAGGTGATTTTTTTCTTATGTATGGTTCAGATTGCAAAATGTGGAATGAAGCTTGTAAATCATCTAATTCACCCTATTCAATATGGAACGACAATGGTAATATGTATTTAAGAAATTGTGATTTTGAAGAATCTTACTATGTAGTAAATGGTGGAACTGTAGAGTTGTACTAATTCGTTTTTGGAATAAATTACGAACTATAGGAGGTGATTAAAATTAGCACAACAGCACAACAAATATATAAAAAGTCATTGGCTCTAATAGACGAATTGTCTGCGACAGGCGGAATAGATGCAAATAAAACAAAGGATTATGCCGGTAAGGCTCCTTCTTTAATAGATATGATTCAAAAAGAATTAGCTTCAGCTGGAAACTTGTATAAAATATATAGAATTGCTTATAGTCCTATTCCCAATATGCTAGGAGACCAATACAGAATAGATGACTATAAAGGGATAGAATTAACATATGAAGGTAATATAAATCAATTTGGAAGTGTAAAAGCTTATTACTTTGAAGTTGATAAACCTTGTACAGTATACATTGAGGATTACACAAATACATGGAACGTTTTAGCTACTGTAGCAGCTTCGCCAACGGTCGCAGGATTCACGGCATACAAAGGTATTGTCACACCTACCAATGGCGCTACAAAGGCAAGAATAAGGGCAACAGGAACATACTATTTTAGAATTGTTAATAGAGCATTGTTTAATTATCCTTTGCAAGTTGCTCCAGAGTATGCGCCTTGGGTCGAAATGGAGTTGCCAGCAGATTTAAAATCAATAAAACAAGTTGTAGCTGAATATCCTATAAAAGAATATGTTAAAACTGCTAATTATAAAGTCGAGCATGAAGGGAATAGACAAAGTCTATATGTAGAGTATGATTTTAATGGAGAGTTAAAAATTGAATACAATTATATACCTACAGAAATAACAGCATTAACAGATACTTTAGAATTAGATGATATAAATGTTAATATTATAGCTTATGAATTAGCTAAAAACTTCATGGCAGCAGAGCAAAACGAATTTATGACCAATGTTTTAACAAGTAAATATAACCAACTAAAGGCAGAATCTTTTATTAAACAACCCTCAACTATAGACGAAATACAAGACGTATACGGTGGGTGGTGGTAACTTGTCAACTGTATTAATAGATCATTTCCTTGGCATTCACTTAGATGCTACAGGAGATACAAATTTAAAAGTTGGAGAATTATCTGAATGTAAAAACATAAGGATAACAGAGAATTATAAACCTCGTAAAAGAGAAGGTTATGAAGAGTTATTTGCAAGTATAGCTTCAAAAAATATACAAGGTATGTGGTACGGTAAACTATCTAATACTTATCATTTTGTTTTTGCTTGTAATGGACATGTATATGAACAAAATATGACTACAAATGTAAATACAGATTTAGGAACACTTACAGATGCTAAGACGTTCTTTTTTGCGTTCAACGATAATTTGTATATAATGAACGGTTCATCTTATAAGAAATGGGCAGGAACAGGAAGTATAGAAGATGTAGCAGGGTATAGACCTAAAGTTGCAATTGGAACACCTCCAGCAGGCGGAGGAACTTTATACGAAGAAATAAATATGCTGACAGGCGAGAAACATCAAACTTTTAATGCTGATGGAACTGCTACAGCTTATTTTATAGCTGAAGCAAATGTAGCAAGCATTGATTTTGTAAAAGTAAACGGAGTTACTAAAACTTTAACTACTGATTATACTGTTAATTTAACTACTGGAACAATAACATTTACCTCAGCTCCTGCAACAGGACAAGATAATGTTGATATAGGATGGGCAAAAGGCTCAGGACAAAGAAGTAAAGTATATAAGAATAAAAAGGCTTTAATATTTGGAGGTGCTTCGGATACAAGAGTACACATATGGGGGAATCTAGACGATAAGAATACAATTTACTTTAGCGCTTTAGCAGATGGGTTACCTTCAGCAGAATACTTTCCAGAGTTTAATAATAATAAAGTAGGTTCTAGCCAATTTGCAGTTACAGACATGATAAGACAATATGATAGAGCTATTATTTATACCGAAAATGATACCTGGTTTACTTACTATGATGCAATAACAGATGTTAACGACAATGTAATAGCTTCATTTCCTGTTTTCGCATTAAACCAAGAGCGTGGAAACGTAGCTTTTGGACAAAGTCAGTTAATTCAAAATAATCCGTTCTCTATATACAATGGAGTATATGAATGGGTGGCTACTAATGTAAGAGATGAAAGAAATGCGGTATTAAAATCACAAAGGGTTCAATTAGCCTTGGATGAATTGGATTTAACTAATGCTATAACTTTTGATTATGTTAAGGCTGCTGAATATTGGCTTGCAGTAGGTAAAATAATTTATATTTACAATTATAGGCTTGATGTATGGTATAAATTTGAGCTATACAACACGCCAACATGTTTTATTGAGATAGACAATGAGTTATATTTTGGAACTACCACAGGGCAAATAATGAAGTTTGGTGAGTATGGGCTAATGACAGACGATAATGGAGAAATAATTCATTCTAAGCTAGAAACAGGGTTCTTAGATTTTGGAGAAAACAACAAAAGAAAGTTTATAAACTTTGGATGGGTGGGACTTCAACCAGAAACTAAAAGCATATGTTTTGTAGAGTGGCAAACAGATTACTCAACAAGCAGTGATCCTGACATTATTTCTTACAACTTAGCTAACTTTACAAATGTTGATTTTGGCGACTTTAGTTTTGAAACTATATCAATACCTCATCCATTTAGATTAAAGCTTAAGGCAAAGAAATTTACCTATTTTAAATTAATAATATCAAATGACAGCTTAACGGATTCTATGACTATATTAAATATAAATCTACCAGCATTATCTGGTGGTATGTCGAAATAAGGAGGTGCTTATATGGCATTTACTAATTATACTGGCTCAATAGATACAATTCAATCTTTAAGCGATAGACCTAATCAAGAAGATAATTTGACACCAGCTCAACTTAAACTTAAATTTGACCAAGCTGCTATTGATATTCAAGATTATATCAATAGCACTCTGATACCTCAATTAATAGCTAGTAATATACCAATATCAGCAATAGGAGGACTTACAGCGACTCAAGTTCAAGCAGCTTTAGCTGAACTTAAAAGCCAGCTTAGTACTTATGTATTAGGTGGTATTCCAGACGGAACCTTGACGGATGCTAAAATGGCAAGTAATTTTAGGAATAGACTTTTAACATTAACAGCAGGAACATATGACAATTTAGATGTTTCAAATATCGATGTAATATACACAAATACAACTGGTGGCGGAGTTGTTCAAATTAATAATTTTATAACTACAAAACCACAAAAAGTAAGAATAGTTAAGAATTATAGCAGTGGAACAGTTATTGTTAAGTATAGTTCCCTACTAACAATGAATACAAAGAATGGTAAAGATATTGTTTTAACTACACCTTACTCTTTTGCAGAAGCGCAATCTATGACGGGAAATGTATGGTTTATTGATTGTGCCAATAATGCAATAATGGACGATACAACAACCGATAAATATGTTACAGGTATCAACAATGGTGCTTTATACTACAGATTGTTATAAGGAGGTAGAATATGGCTGGAGAAATTTATATTGCAAGGCAAGACACATTGCAAGAAATAGGCAGACAAGTTGGAGTTGGTATAACTCATACAAATAATTTTTTAACAACAACATCAGATGGCGCAAATACGGTTTTTAATATAACTGGCAAATGTCAATTAGTGTCTATAGCAAACTATACTACAAATGAAGTCGATGCAATTGTACAGATAGATGGAGCAACAAATAGAATTAGACTTCCTATTCCACCGGGTACCGTATCAGATTTATCTGGACTAAGAATAATTGGCGCAACTTCATTAAAGGTTACGGCAGCAGTTAATATTTATGCAATGTACAGAGTATTACCGTAGGAGGGATATTATGGAACCATATATTTTAAATCAATGGGTAGATGAAGCAAGGAAATTAGTCATTATAGAATATACAATTGATGGTGTTACAGTAAGTCATAGAGTGGAGATGGCTTGGGATAATCCAGGTGGTGGAGAAATGCCAAGTAACCCACTTTTAGATGTAATTAATAAAGCTAACGATCTAGAAGAAGAAAACACAGAATTAAAAACAGAGAATACAAAACTTAAAAATGACATGCTCACCATGAGTGCTGATTTTCAAGCGTTCATGGATTTTTATTTTAGCATGAATCCAGAAGAAGCATAGGAGGTAAATATTATGCCAATTTATGAGTTTAGAACTTCAACTTATGCTAGAAATATTTACAGGTATGGTACAACTAGCTTTTCGACTATTCCTACAGAATATGTTGAACCTGTAAAAGAGTATGCAGCTACTCATTATCCTTTAGATGATATTGATAATGCGCTTGCTCAAGGCTGGATTACCCAACAGGAATATGACGATACTATCGCTTATATTCCAGAATAACCCTAGAAGGCAAAATAGAAGTCTAAAAAGGCTTTTTTATTTTGCCTTTTTCCAATGAAGGGAGGTTTAAAATGATAAACTATGTTAAATATTATGCGGATTTAGGAAAACAAAATGCAGTTACAGATGCTTATAATAAATCTAATGCTACACCAACACAGCAAGCGGTTCCTGCATCTACAAATACTACTTCACCTACTTATAATCCTATAGATCAAATAAATGCTTTGAAACAAGCTCAAAAGAATCAATCAATTATATCACTTGCTAGTGCAAGAGATAAAACTCTGTCTAATTTAAAAGCAGAAAAAAAAGAAATTGCACCACAATATTATAACCAAAGGTCAAACGCTTCAACAGGTAGTCAACTCCAGGCAAAAAACTTTGCAGAATATATGGCTCAAAGAGGTCAATCCAATGCAGGAGCAAGCGGACAGGCTGAACTTGCAAGAAATGTTGCTCTGCAAGGCACTTTAGGTAATTTGCAAACAGCAGAAGCTAACGCATTTGCAGATAATGCAAGGAGAGTATCTGATGTTAATAATGCATTTAATGACGATGTAGTTGCAGCACAAGCAGGAATAGAAGCTCAAAGTATGCAACAGTTAATTAATCAAATGAATGCAGATAGAGCTTTTAATTATCAAGCCGGAAGAGATACAATTACAGATACTAGAGAAAGTCAAAGATACACAGATCAATTAAAACAACAACAATTTAATAACTCCATGGCTCAAGCACAATTTGACTTTGAAAAGAAACAAGCTGAAATATCTAATGCAGTACAACAAGGTCAATTAAGTATTCAACAAGGTCAGCTTGCAATAGCTCAAGCTAATCAAGAACTACAAAGTAAACAACAAGAGTTAGATAATGCATTCAGACAAACACAATTTGATACATCTACAGATCAGTGGAATAGACAATTTGACAATGCTAATAATCAATGGAATGCTGAATACAACCTTAATAGATTAAATGCAGATAGAAACTATAATTTAAATGCTCAACAGGCTAGTCAATCTTCTAGTGCAAATACTGCTAAACAGTTACAATCGGATTATAACCAGTATTTAGATATAGGATTAAATCTTAAAAATTCAACCTTAACAAATGCTGATGGTGGCAAAGTAAGACAATACGAAGATGATCAAATAGCAAATTGGTTAAAAGGTTTAGACTTGCCTACAGATTATAAAATTAAATTAGCAAATACATTAGGGTTAGAACCAAAATCGGAAAATCCGTATTATAATCTTGGTGGATATAGTTCGTACGCAGGAGCAAGATAGGAGGGATATAGATGGCTTATAAGTGGACAGCTAAAGACTTTGAAAGTAAAACAGTAACACCTTCACTAAAAGGACTTAATTACGAAGAAAAAAAACCAGAATATTCAAGGCTTTACACTTACGAAGATTTAGGAATACAAAATCCTTCCTTACCTTCTATTAAGCCTATGGAACCATCAAGAGGATTAGGTAACATCATAGGTAAGCCAGCATGGGAACAATATAAAGAAACTCATACTGAAACCCCTAATTTAATAAAACCTCTTGGCTTTGCATTAGAAACATTTAATAGAATACCTGTAACACAAAGGCTTATGAGTAATGCAGCTAATGCCTTAAGCGGTGGTAATGCTTATTTAGTAGATGCACAAGGCAATAAACAGGCTCCAGCAGATACTGGAAGTAAAATATTAAATACTGCCACTGATGTAGGTGGGCAATTATTGGGTATGGGATTAGCTGGACCAGGTGGAGGTACTAATCTTTTAAATGCTACAGACGATATTTCTAAATTAGCAGGGGATAAAGTAGCAAATTTATTGGGTAAAAAAGCTATAGGAGGATTAGAACGAGGGGGAAGTACAGTAATAGGGAATCAGTTAGCTGGTGCTTTAACTCGTGGTGCTGTAGATGCAGGAGCAGGAACAGTAATTCAAAATTTATCAGAAGGAAGAATTAAAGATCTTCCCAAAGATTTAGCTGTAAATATGACAGGTGGAGCTGCATTATTTGGTGCTGGCAAATTAGCTGGAGAAGGCATAAATTATCTAAAATCATTAGAACCTAAACTACCTAAAATAGAACAACCTTTAAACGCCAAAATTGAGCCTACGGCAAGCCGAATGGAAACTCCTAATACAAATATACCCGTCAATAAAACAACGCCTACAATAGCTAATATAACTCAAGATTATATCTCTAAGTTAGATAATGTAGATGATATAAATAATACATTAAAGCAAATTGAGGAACAAATAAAAAATGCTCCAGATGAAAAATCAAAACTATTGGCTATGGATTTACAAAGATTTGCACAAAAGAAACTTGATGAACTTCAAAGTAAATTTAGAAGTAATACAATTGAAAGAGCTAAAGCATTTACAGACGAAGAAAAGAAATTGATAGATCCTAAAGAGTTTGACTATGTGCCTCAAAAATCTGCTGATTGGGCAGAACAGGCTGAAAGAGCTGTAACTGAAAACATGCAGAAAGTTATGGACGATATTAAAAACAAATCTTCTCTTAGTGGTGGTCAAGATGCTCATGAAGCTGCTTTAGTTGCTATTAAATTAAGAAATGAAGCTAGAAGGACAGGTAATTATAATCCTTTGATAGATTGGCTTAAAACAGTTGCAGGAAAGACCAGAGAAACAGCTAGAGCATTAAAAGGTACTGACACGGCTTGGGATAAGAAAACTGTTGATGGTGCATTAATGGATGCGGCTCGAACTGTAGACAATGTAGAAGATGGACTTAAAAATACTAATCCAAAAATACTTGATAAAGTTGATAATGAAACTAAACAAATTAAAGATATACTTGAAAACGCTAAGAAAGAAGCTGCTAAAGAATTAGAAAAATTATCTCCAGAACAATTACTTGCAAGAAAAGTTTCATCTACTTTACCTACTGATAAAGTCAAAGAAAAAGATGTAGTACAAGATATGGTTAACGAATTGTTTAGAGTAGCCAAAGAATCTCCGTTGCCTACTAAAGCAAAGATACCTCCAAGGAATCCTATTGACTTTTTAAAGCAAGCTATTAATGATAAAGCCAATTATGGTTCAGTATGGAATAAAGCAAAATCTATTGTAGAATCTAAATATTTAGATGACCCTAGAGCGCAAGAACTACTAAATAACTACTTTAATAAAGGCATAATACCTACCTATAGTCAAAAGACGGTTGAGAATAGTGTTAAAACTACATTAAAGGACTTAGGCAAGACTTTGGACGAAATTGCAAGGAGTAGCAAGGGCGATAAAGTCCAAGCTTTACAAGAGCTGTCAGACTATATAACAAAGGCTACTGGAGCAACTGGAGAAGATGCAGCTTTATTAGCTCAAAATATTCAAACTAAATACGATCAATTAGTTAAGGATAAATCTGAATCTATTCTACAAAATATGTTTAAAGAAAGACCGGCTAAAGGACAAAAGTCGCAGCTTGAGAGAATAATGGATTTAGTTAATTTAGGCGCTTATGATGATAACGCGCTTAGAGATATAATTAAGCAAAAAGAAGGACTTCCAGTATTGACACCGGATGATGTTGATTTTATTACAACACATATGGAAAACTCTAAAACATTACCTGAGGGAAGTTATGAGCAAAGAGTTGAGATTGCTAAAGTAAGACAATTAATTGCTGATAAAATACCTTCCAGTGGTTCAGAAAAAATGCAAGCAGCACAAAGAATATTGATGTTAAGTAATCCTAAGACCGCTATAGTTAGAAATCCTTTGGGAAACGTATTACTTAATACTCTTGAAAGTGTAAAAAATATACCTGGTGCTGGTATAGATAAGGCTGTATCTGCAATAAGAGGAAGTGAAAGAACTACTATATTAGACCCTCTTACAAAGGGCAAAGCTGCATTATCTGGTGCTTCAAAAGGCTTGAAAGAATGGGCATTAGATATTAAAAATGGTGTAGACACTTCCAATGTAGGCGCAGGAGTAGAACTTCCAAGTAAGGTTAAAATATTTAACGAGAATACTTCTAATCCTGTTATGAAAACTGTTAATAAAGCTGCTAATAAAGTGCATTATTTAGTTGGAAATGCTTTAAAGCTTGGTGATACTCCATTCTATAATGCTGCATATTCTGAAAGATTAGCAGAGCTTAAGAAGATTAAGAAAACGGATATTATAAGTGATGTTATGAAGGAAGATGCTAAAGTATATGCTCTTGAAAGAACCTTGCAGAATGATAGTTTTTTTGCAGCTTTATTTAGCAATTTTAAAAACCCATCATCTTTAAACAAGCATCCAGAAGGCAAAGCGGTATATCAAACAATTATGAATTTAATTATACCTTTCACGAAAACGCCAGCTAATATATTAGATAAATTTATAGATTATTCACCTGCCGGAGCATTAAAAGGTTCTTTTAAAGGATTATCACAATCACGAAAAGGTGTTTTTAATCAGAAAAATTTTGTTGATACTATGGCTAGAAGTTTAACAGGCACCGGATTAATGACTTTAGGTTATTTGATGGCTGAAAAAGGCTTAATAACAGGAGATAGAAATAAAAGTAATAAAGTAGCTAATATAGAAACAGCATTAGGAAAACAAAATTATGCTTTTAAAGTAGGAGACACTTATTATTCATATGATTGGGCATTGCCAGCTAGTGCGCCTATTGCCATGGGAGCAGACATATATAATGCTATTAAAGGTTCAAAGGAAGGTCAGAATCCAGTATTGACAGGCATAGAAAGTGCCGGAAATCTGTTATTTAACTCAACAGTATTACAAGGTCCTAGTAAACTGTTAGGAGGGTATTCCCCAGCTGCAAGTATTGGTGAAACATTGTTAGGTGCTACAACTCAAGCAACTCCTACGGCAGGGAAACAAATATCTCAAGTATTAGACCCATATGTTAGAGATACTTACGATCCTAATCCTTTTAAAAAGACGCTTAATAAAACGTTAGCACGACTTCCTGGAGTATCTAAAACGCTTCCTAAGAGAGTAGATATATTCGGGAACGATGTAAAGGCATATCAAGGTAAAAATAGTTTTTATAATGTATTTTTAAATCCTGGATTTACTACGACATATAAGCCAGATAAAGCACAAGCAGAAATAGTAAGATTATATCAAGAGTCTGGAGAAACTAAACAATTACCAGGTATAGCTGATAAAATTATTCCTAAGACAAAAACTAATCCAACAGTTACTTTGAGCGGTGAAGAATTAAATCAATATCAAAGATTAATCGGTCAAAATACTCTTAAAAGCGTTAATACAATTATTGACAGTCCTTCATATAATAAGTATAATGATGAGCAAAAGGCGGAAGTTATAAGGAAGGCAGTTGAACTTGCTAAAACACAAGCCAAGCTCGAAATATTAAAGAACAAAGGTATTACTAAATAAAGGGGGATTTGTTACATTGGACCTTTACGAACTGCTTCAAGTTAGTAGAAATGCATCAAAAGACATCATAGAAAAGGCATATAAAACTCTTGCTTCAAAGTATCATCCTGATGTAGTAGACCAGCAATATAGGGAGCAAGCAGAAGAATATATGAAACAATTAAACTATGCAAGAGAAGTATTGACAAATGACGAGTGGAGAAATCAATACAATGACCAATTAACAGAAGAACAAGTGGCTAGAGAAAGTTATACAGAGCAGGCAGCAACAGAACAAGCACCCCAAGTAAAAGAAGAAAGCATACAAGAAGGTATATTAAGGCTCCCTAATTGGCTAAGATGGATACTTGCATTTCCGTTAGCTTGGCTAGCAAATCTAGCAGTTAGATTCGTTTATATGTTTTCATTGAGTAGATATATAAATATTAATTATGAGCCACTTAATTTGCTTCTAGATGCAATAGTTGGAACAGGCACAATAATTCTAACATTTGCATATATAGTTCCTAAATATAAATTTGTAGCAAGTCTAATTCTTTCTATAGCAATAAGTATAATATACATAGTTATAGGTGCTTTGCTTTTATATACAGGAATGTATATTAATGATTCGTGGCTTTTCACACTTGTATTATATTTTTCCGCTGTCATAGTTGCAATATTGTGCATGGTATTAATATACGAAAATAATAAAGCAGATTAGATGCGCAAAAACACTATAAATAAATATAAGAGGAAGTAGAGAAATCTACTTCTTTTAGTTTCCCCAACATTTTGAGGAAAATTTATTTTATTTATTTGCAATTACCTCTTGATTTATGCAGTATTGCAGTATATACTGTAAATAGGAGGTGAGAATATGCCAGAAAAAACTATTACCATACGAATTGACGAAGAATTGCATAAAGATATAAAAGTATATATAGCCCAAAGAGGAATTTCATTAAAAGACTATATTCTTGAAAAGATAAAAGAAGATTTGTATGGGGAGATAGTCAAAAAATAAAGAAAGCCTACCCGCAACCAAACGCAATAAGCTTTCTTAAACAGCACATCTAGAAGATATGCAAATTCATTATAGCATACCTCTAGGTGAATTAAAAGGAGGAATTTATAGTGAATCAATTAATGCCAATCGAATTTAAAAATCAAAGAATAATGACAACAGCGGTTTTAGCAGAACAATTTGGGACAGAAGATAAAATAATAAGCAATAACTTTAATAGGAATATAGCACGATTTGTTGAAGGTAAACATTATTACAGGCTTGAAGGAGAAGAATTAAAGCAATTTAAAGGGTATCATCTTAATGATGAAAGCCTTAAATACGTATCTATTCTGTATCTATGGACTGAAATGGGAGCTGCAAGACACGCAAAAATACTTGATACTGATGAAGCTTGGGACGTATACGAACAGCTAGAAGATACCTACTTTAAAGTTAAGAAGATTGCGCAAGTGGCTCAAACTGCATTTAAAGGATTATCTCCAGATAAAGCGTTAGAAAATTGTCAATTCTTACTAGGAATAGCACAAGCTGCAGGAGTTAGCACAATGTCTCAAGCATTAATAACCAAAACAATATATAAAGCTGCAGGAATAGACCTTCCTATTGATGTAGTATCAGAGCAAAGTTATTACGACGGATTAGGAATAGCTAAAAAGATAGGATTATACAGCACATCAAATAAACCTCATGGTCAAGCTGTAACTGCAATAATTGATAAGCTAGATATAGAAGAAGATGAAATGGCATCTGTATGGGAAAGCACATCTAACTGGCAAGGAACTGTTACTAAATATTCTGAAAGTGTTATAGAAAAGGTAAAGAACTGGCTATATGATAATGGTAAACCTACAGAAATTAAAGGTAATAAAAAGACCTTTAAGGTAGTTTATAAAGAAGAACTAGTAGCTTTAAATTTTCTAACCAGTCAGAAAGGAGTGATTTGAAGGGTAATAAGGAATTGCGGAAATGCTTAGGAATACTTGATCTTTCTTTAGAGTGGGCATCGAAAGAAGCTAATAAAACAGGACTTAAGGAATCTTTAAATAGAGAATTAGATAAAATAGTAAGCAAGTATACGGCGTAAAGGGGAATATGTACATGAAATATAAAATATATTTTGAATATAAGGATGGAACTCAAGACTATATGTTTATAAGCGGTGATACAATTGAAGAAATAAGAAAAAAAGCGCATGAAGAACTAAATAAGCGCGGCGTAAAAGGATTAACGTCAGAAAAAGTAGAGGATATATGATAAAGAAACATCTTAAATATATCAACTGGGAACAAGCTATATATGTTTTAATAATATATTTACTGTTATTTGCATATATTTATAAGTAAGTATACAGCTTAAAGGAGAGAAAAAATGAAAGTTATTATACATTCCGCAACAGGATTAGACTATTGCAAAGAACAACTAGAGGAATTATTGCCCGGGTTGCTAATCGAAAATGGCGGTATATGTGAAGAAACTAAGAAGGAGCAATTTACAAAAGTGGATATCGATTGTATAGAAACAATTGTGGAAATTATAGCTATTAACGGATATGCTCATTTATGGAAAGAAACACATTATTGCGGTATAGATTTTTTTATTGATATAACTGAACCATCGATTCGTTAGTTTATGATAAGGAGGATATATGATAAAAAGAATAGCCATATGGTATTTGATGAAATGTATGAAAGATTTAGACCATGTTGAAATGGTTATAAATAACGAATATTACACATATAGAGCAAGAGACAAGAATAAAGAAGAGTTATTGGAACATTTTAAATCAAAATAATCACTTAAGGAGCCTTATGGGTTCCTTTTTTATTACCCTACTCAGATTACATAGAGGAGGTCACAAATGGATCAAGAAGAAAGAATAAGGCTTATAGAAAACAGAATGTCTATAGTCGAGACAAAAGTTGACAGCGTGAAGCAAGATATAAAGGATATAAAAGACTTTCAAAGCAAAATAATGTTGTGGTTAATAGGCTTAATGGGCACATCTGTAGTTACTTTATTAACTGTAATACTCAACATGGCGAGGAAATAATATGGGTAAATATTATAAGAGAATAATTTTGATAGCTGGATTATTTGTTATTCTTACATTTACTGTTATTTACATGGCTACAGATAAACAAGACATTCGATATGCCACGCTACAAGAAATAGAACAGGTATATGATATAGGTCCTATTCTTGCTAAAGAAATACAAGATTATGCTATAAAGAATGACGTAAAAAGCGTAAAAGATCTAGATGTAAAATACGTAGGTGAAATTAGAATTAATCATCTGCGTAAAAAATTTAAGTAAGGAGAGATTTATAAATGGCGAAGTTTGGGATAGACAAAGGGCATAATTGCCCATACGACACTGGAGCAGTAGGAGTAAGAAAAGAAGATAATCTAACATTAGCTTTAGGAGATAAGGTTATAGAGTATTTAAGACTGCAAGGACACGAGGTAACCGATTGTACACCTGTTACAGCTTCAAGCCTAACAGAAAGCCTATATTTGCGTTCTACAGTAGCCAATAGGGATAATGTAGATTTCTTTCTATCAATTCATTTTAATGCTGGTGGAGGTAAAGGAACTGAAGCTTATGCGATGTCGGATGCAGGAAGGGCGTTTGCTGCAAGGTTAGTGGAGGAAGTTGTAAGTTTAGGATTTATTGACCGTGGTGTAAAGTTAGGCTCTGGATTATATGTAATTAGGAATACTAATGCTCCTGCCGTGCTTTTAGAAGTAGCTTTTGTGGACTCTCAAGAAGATATGGACAAAGTCGATACCGTTGGTATAGATGCAATTGCAAAGAGGATTGTAAAGGCTTTAACAGGGCAAGAAGTAGAAGAACCTAAGCCAGACTATCACGGTTTAATGGCTAGAGTACATATTCAAAATAAAGGCTGGACAGAATTTATTCCATGTGTTGAGGGTAATGTACTTGGTACAACTGGAGAAGGTTTAAGACTAGAATCAATAGAATTTAAAATAGTTTAGGAGGAATATAGATGGAATTATTAAAAAATCTTTTATGGGAATATAGGTACATAATACTATGGGTAATATCCATAGTTGTTATGTGTTGTGTGATGGGCTGGCAATGGACAAAGCAGCAAGCTTATGCACTTATGTTAAAAGCAAAGCAGCTATCAAAAGAAAATATATTGGCAAATGGACAACAGCAGGAAGAGTGGGCAGTAAAAGCATTGTATCTATTGCTTAAAAAGCTTAAAATACCATTTGTAACTGAGGATAACTTGAAACCTATTGTACATGCTTTATATGTAAAAGCTGTGGATTATATGGACGATGGTAAAATAAATAATAGTTTATAAAATTAAGGCTAGGATTTAACCCCTAGCCTTTTTTATTACAGTAAAAATCAACCATATAATACTTAATGAAGTTATGCTAATCCATACCTTTATAAGACCTTTGCTGCTTAATAGATATATAGGATTAGGCGGAACTTGTACAATTTTTGTTTTAGATTCTTCATGCGATTTTTTATTTACAAATTTATAATCATTTCCAAAAGATGAATTCGGTTCGTCTTGCAATGTAATATCTTTATATTCTACTTCTTTTTTAATTGGTTTTCTTAAAGATTCAAACCAAGAACTTTTTATAATGCTTTCTGAATAACTTCCGCCTTTAATTGTTTTTTGCAATATAGCTCCATTCCATCTATCTTGCGTGGTTATAATAAGTACACCATCCTTGGTTGTAGAACCAATATTATTCCATCTAAACATTATAGCGAAAATAAGCAATAAAATAATTATAGCTGGAGATTTCCAACTTTTAAATATTTTGGACAAGTATTTATTCTCCTTTCAATTTAACATCTACTTTTACATTATTAAGTAAAAACTTTACATAAGCAGTCTTTTGTATTACGCCTTTAGCAGTTACAAAACCTAATTTCTCTGCATCTTCTAAAAGCTTTTTGTATTCATCTTCCGTCATTCTCATATTGAATGTTTTCAATCTATCAACCCTTTCTCGTCAAACTCTACCTGTTTGCCTATTCTAATATTACTAATATCTTCTAAATTAAAAGTAAATAGTTTTTCACCGCTTAAGATTTTAATAATATATTTAGAGTAGTCTACTACTGTGCCTATCAACTTTATACCTCCTTCAAAATATTCTTGAATTACGAACTACTCTAAAACTAAATATTCATCATCTAAAAAACTTGTAAGGTGATTATCAGCTACATGAACCCCACCCATAAAAGTAAATTTAACCTTCTTAACTTCTCCTGTTTTTATAATTTCTATTGTTTCTCCTTCTTTTGCACTTCTTTTAACTTTATTCATTTATTTTTCCTCCTTAAAATTAATCTTCGTCAGCTAATTCACACGAACAAACTCCATATACTCCTACTTCTTTTCTAAACTTGTCCATAGCTTCTTTCTTATTGTTTGCTATTATAGTAGTTTCTCTATAAATATCAGCCTTATATACAATCACATATTCATTCATACAACTTTTATCTCCTTTCAAAGTCGCAATAATTTCAAATTGCGCATTATCTTATATTCTTATTGTACATCAATTTGCATTACAAGTCAATATCTACGCGTAAATTATTATCCGCGCCTGGAGGTAACGACAAATACTTACGCAGCTAGATTATAACTTTAGCGCTGTAGTTTATACCGTCCCAGTGTATAGCCTTGATTAACTTACCTAAGAAAAGCCTTTTATCTTCTACAGATAGCGAATCAAATGTGTTTAAAAACACTTTAAATTGATCAAATACATATTCGTAATTTATATTTTTGTTATCATCAAAAGCTTTTGATTTTTCTATTACAAATAAATCCTCTTTTAAACTTTTAATATCGTCTGACAATATATTGATTTTAGAAGTTACAACCTCAAGAGCAGCACCGTCAAATTTAAGTAACTGTTCTGTAAGTTTTTCAATCTCTTTAGTTTTCTTAATTATGTTTTTTTCTATTAACTTCTCTTTATTATATTCATTTGCTGGACGGAATAATTCAAATGTAGCTAAGAAAGCTTTCTTACTAACTGTGTATTGTGTTAGCATTTCAATAAGCTCGTTTTCTAATTTATAAGATGCTATAGATTTATTACTGCATTTTCCCGATTTAGTGTTGTGGCACTTATAGCTAAAATAGATTTTACCATGATAACCTGATGTTGATAGCCACATTTTATCACCGCAGTAAGGGCAAAATACAAGACCGCTCAAAAACGACATATGCGACCAATTCTTTTGAGCTATTTTCCGCGTAGAAATTAAGTGTTGAACTTTAAGCCACGTTTCAGCATCTATTATAGGATCATGCTTGCTGATAGCATAAAATTCAACTACATTTTGTTTATGTTTGCTTTTATTGCCGTACAAAAGTAACCCTTTGCCGTTAGGTTCTCCATATACCTCAAAATTACGCTTAAGGAACGTCACAACTTCATTAGTAGACTCAACATAAGCTGCATTTCTAAGAACCCTAGAAAGCGACGTAACAGTGTTTAAAATACCATAAGTTTTTACCATATACTTGCTGGTCATAGATAGATTTTGAAGCTCTATAAACTTACTATATAAATCTCTTATTATTGGTGCTTTACTTTCATCAATTTTTAGATATTTATTTATCTTACCATTCTCGTTAACATCTATAGACTCATAACCAAGGGGGACACCGCCCCCTACCCATCTACCAAGCTTGGCATTTTCTATCTTGTTATCTTTAATACGCTGCTTAATATTATCTCTTTCAAGCTCTGCAAAAGTTGCCAGCACAAATAAAATCATTTTTCCCATTGCAGTTGTGAGGTCAAAAGCTTCAGTAACACTTATAAGACCTACATTATATGTTTGCAGTAAATCATATGTATTAACAAAATCAACTATATTACGAGCAATACGATCTATTTTGTATACTGCAACTATGTCAATTTTATTATTACTTATCATATTAAGCATACGTTGAAAGTCAGGTCTTTTGGTATTCCCCCCGGAAAACCCTTCATCTTCAAATACAAGGAACTCACATTCCCCATACCTGGACATATAATCTTTTACAATCTTAATTTGATTGCTTGTACTATTACTATTCTCTTCATAATTACTTTTTCTACTATATATTGCAATCCTTTTCATAATTCGACGATATTATCTCCTATAGTTATTGCGTAATCGCTAAATTCAATTGCTTCTTTCTCGAAGGTTATACAGTCGCCCTCATGCAAAATGTGAGAATATATATGTTTTGACTCATGCCAATATATTCTTTTTTGCATTTCTATGCACAAACTTGAGTTGATTATTATTAGATATTGTTCGTTTCTTCCTTTATAAACCATGCCGTATAAAGAATTAAAATTTTCGTACACAACTCTTATTTTACCACTGTCCTGTAGAATTTTCATATAGCCTTTTACATTTTCAAAGTCATCAATGACCATACAACCTTCCTGCCTCCTTTTATTCGTTTTCTTCATCAAATATTCTTATTATTTTAAGAACTTTTTTAACATCTTCAATCTCGAGATCTTTTATTTTACAAAATAATAATCTTTTTTCCTCAGTAAGCTTATTTAAAAAATCTTCCTCCTCTCTTATTTCTTTTTCGGAATCAAAAAAATCAGACAAAGTAATTTTAAAAGCATTACAAACAGCTTCAAGACTCTCTAGCGACAAAGATTTTTTATTATTTTCTACTTCACTTAACTGTCCAGTTTTAATATTAGTTATATCGGATAAGTCCTTAAGTGTCATTTTGTTTAATTTTCTCAACTCTTTAATTCTTTTACCTAACAACATATCAATCTTCCTTTTCTAATTATTCACTATCAGAGAATATAATACATCTAAATAATAGGAAAATCAAGATAAAAAGAGATAAAAAAGAATAATCGCTCTAAACGTTCTCTCAAAGTGAAATATGAGGGTTTACAATTTCACTAATAGTGAATATAATAAAATCATGGAAGGCAAAACAAAGGGGGAATGTAGAATGAAAAAAATAAAATTTTCAGTAGTTTACGAAACTAAAACCGCAGAAGAATTTTCAAACTTACTAGGGGAGGAGATAGCAAAGCTTATAATTAAAAACAACATTCCCCTAGAGACGATAACAAGAGTTAAAACTATTATCTAATAAATATTACGGAATTGCAATAACATTTGAGGGGGTAAAAATGAATAGCAGTTGAAAATTAATATATAAATAGGTAGCAATGCACAAAGGGGGGGAATGATAGTGAGTCCATATTACATATACATATCCAACAAAATTAGAGAGGAATGATTTGAATGAATGTGATCAGATTATGAAAGAATGGTTCAAGTGTCCAGTATGCGGTAAGAAACTTTGTATGATTGATACTGATAAAAATATTGAGGGTGTTTATTTAAAATGTCCTAATTGTAAACAAGAAGTTGAAGTAATTAATAAAGTTAATAACACAGAGCTTGGAGGTCGGAACCCAGTGCCGTTAAGGACAGAGGTCAGAACCCAAAAGCCAGTTAGTATGCCCGATTAGTCGGCGTACTCGCTGGCTTTTTTATTTTATCAGAAAGGAGAGAAAATATGTCACTAGCACAAAACTTGGCTAAATATAGGAAGCAAATGAATTACACAATATCAGATTTATCAGAAAGAGCTGATGTAGCAGTCGGATATATCTGCGACTTAGAGAATGGTAAAAAAGAAAATCCTTCTCTAGAATACTTAAATAGACTTGCAACAGCATTAGAAACTAACGTATCAGAATTACTAAAGAACTAATTTAAGGATGGAGGGGTTAAGATGTTAATAAAATTTGAATTGAATATGCCGAGTGTTGGTAGTTGGAACAACAAATGGACAGGTGAAAAAGATTTATACGCAAGAATAGTTAAATTTACAAGTAAAGAAAGAAAAATGTTAGCAGAAGAATTGCTTAAAATAGGAGGATTTATCTACAATTTTGGTGACGGTTGGGTTGCTAGCGTTTGTCTAGAAAAAATAGACTCAAAAGAAGCACAAAAGATAAGAAAATGCTCAAAAGGATTTTATGGATATGATTGGATGATAACTAGCATTTTAAAAAACAAAAGCATAAAGGTAGATGAAAGCTAATTTAAGGATGGAGGGTTTTTAAATGGATGATTTGATAAAGATAACTGAAAGCGATGAAGGTAAAAAATTAGTAAGTGCTAGAGAATTGTACTTAGGATTAGGATTGAATAAAACAAACTGGTCCAGGTGGTACCCGACAAATATTGAAAAAAATGATTTCTTTGAGATTGGTACTGACTGGGTGGGGGTTCGTCATAATGACGAGGGTAACGAAATACAAGATTTTGCAATATCTCTAGACTTTGCAAAACACATAGCAATGATGGCAAGGACAGAAAAATCACATGAATATAGAAATTACTTTATTGAATGTGAGAAAAAGATTAATACATTTCCTAACTTATCTAAAGAGCTGCAAGCAATATTTTCCTTAGATGCTAAACAGCAGACACTAGAAACTAAAATAAATGATCTAGAAAGTAATTTACCTCTTTTCAATATCGAATGTAAAGAACTTCAGTCATTAGTGAGAAGGACAGGCATTAAAGTATTAGGCGGACACGGTACACCGGCTTATAAAAACAACTCAATACGAACTAAAGTGTATTTGGACATTCAACATCAGCTTAAAAGAGAGTTTGGAGTTGAGAGATACGAAGCAATTAAGAGAAGTCAATTGAATACAGCAAAAGAAATAATAGAAGGGTATAGAGTTCCAATAATATTAAAAAGTGAAATAGAACTAAATAATAATCAAATTATAATAAGGAGTGTGTAAAGATGATTAAAGATATAAAAACAATAAATAAAATAGAAGTTAACAACGGTGGAGATTACCCAATGACTATCGAAGAAGGAGACAGAATAAAAGTTACTCTTCAAACCGGAGAAGTATTAATAGGAGAGCTTGAATCATGCTTTTTTAATACGCTTACTCTTGAAAGAGAGAATAACGACATTGACATTGAATTTAGAGAGATAGAGGACATTGAAATATTGGAAAGAGCTAACGCAACAGAAGCAGCAGAATAATTAAATAGTGTAAATATAGCTACTACATACCCAATAAAAAGGAGTTGAATTATTAATGAAAGTTATGTACACCAAATGGACTATTGAAACAGATGAAGATAAAAAGGCTGTATTTACAAAGGATAATGAAGTGAATAACGATGCAGTGGATAGATTAGCTTTAAAGCTATCCGAACACTACAACAGTGATGAAGTTGAACCATATGCACAATTTTTAATCAGCAAGCAAATGAAAGCTTACAAAGAAGATATAGACGAGTATGTTAAAGAAAATAGAAAGTTTAGTCACATATTCAGAAAGTTTCTTAAGGATATTGTTAAAGCTGGGAGGTGTAAGAAATGAGATATTGCAACTTTTGCAAATATTGTCTCCCTATTAGAAGCAAAAGATTTGGACAAGAGAAATACAAATGTATGCTTTTTAGAAAATGGTTAAAAGGTCATATTTATACTTCTAAAAGCTGCCATGAGTGCTATAAAACGAGATTTAAGTTTGGGGGTAAGAAATAATGAGAAATAAAACAGCAACAAATATAGCTATCGTAGGTGTTTGGACAATGGCGGCTATTAGTGGTCTTACAGCATCTATAGCAGTCGCAAGCGTAGCAACAGTAGTATTACTATACAAAAGGAATAAAGCGTTTGTAGAACTTGTAAAGAAGAATGAAGAAGCAGAGAAAGAAATAACCCTTGGAAAGTTTAAATAGGTGACATCATGAGATATTTCAAAATTGTTGATAGCAATAACAATGTCGGAATATTCAGCAGTGACATTAAAGAAGAAATTGAGAAGTACAGAAATTTAGCAATAGGGTTAGGCTGTAGGTTTTATGAACTTACAGAAGAAAGAGGACAGGAGCTACAAAAAATAGCATTAAAAGAAATAGTTATAGAGATTGATTATAGAGATATGGAGGGGTTTGATTGAAATGCTCTGTCAAGTAATTTTTAAAGATGGTTCATGCCGCAGGGGTAAAATCTTACTCTTAAATAAAAAGAATTTAACCTTGCAGCATCATAGTAGTAGTCTACAACATTATATAAATATTAACTACAATATGCAAGAAGTAGACAAGATAAAATTTATTCCATCAGCTCCAAAGGATTTAGCGAGGAGGATTTTAGATGAATATAAGAATAATGACAGTAAAGGAGAAGATAGAAGAACTTAAGCTAGGAATAGAGAAAGAAAAAAGTTATATAACTGTTGCACCTTCTAGGTGTGTAGAAGAAGGTAAAAAGAAAATAATAGAAATGGAATTGGAACTTAGGAGGTTATTGAATGAGCATTAGAGTGTTAAGAGCTGATGAAATAGAGTGCAGAGTACAAAGTACTAAAAAAACAGCAAATGGTTCAGTAGGCTGTATTCTGCTGCTATATAAAGATGCAAGAGTAGATATGAAAATACTTGATGAAGAATACGGAGTAAGAGGATGGCAGAGAACACACGAAGTTATAAACGGGAATCTATTTTGCAATATTGATATATGGGATGATGATAAAAAAACTTGGGTAAGAAAACAAGATGTAGGAGTGGAAAGCAACGCTGAAAAGGAAAAAGGTCAAGCTTCAGACAGTTTTAAAAGAGCTGGATTTAATATAGGAATAGGCAGAGAGTTGTATACCTCACCTTTTATCTGGATTGATTTACAAACTGGTGAGTACTATGAAAAAGATAATAAAGTAAATGTAAATTCTTTTCTAAAGTTCCAAGTTAAAAATATAGGTTACAACGATCAAAGAGAAATTAATGCGCTAGAAATTATAGATAATAAAAAAGTAAGCAGATTTAAAATGGGCATTACCCCCAAAACTGATTTAAACGACTTTGTAGAAGATAAAAATAAAGGGAATACAAATACACGTCAGCAAACAAATCAAACGCCTACGGCTTCAAATAACGCTACAGATGATATTTTAAAATGTATTGATTGCAAATGCGACATAACTCAAAAGATACACGACTATTCTGTTGGAAAATTTAAAAAGCCATTATGTTTTACATGTCAGAAAAAATATTAACACTATATATTATGCTCAGAATATCAAAATTTATACTAGGAGAATAAAAAATGAGTAACATTTTAAGAAATATAATTGAATATTTACTAGCAACATTGTTTAGTACGGTTGTTTTTACAATCTTAGGATTGATATATTTTGCGGTTTATTAAAAGAAAGACGGTATAAAAATGGATTATATAAATGAAAAAAGTTATGCAGCTTCATTACTTTGCACGGAAGAAATGTAGTTAATGTATTTGAAGATAAGTTCCAATACTGCAATGGTATGTTTTTAGTTAATCTTAGCTATGGGCATCATGATGTGATTTCAAAATTATTTAAGGTTAAAGCTATAGAAAGCTATAGAGAATTTAATTCTAAAGAAACGCACAACTTTTCAAAATTAATAGAAGTTGAGAAAGAAATTGAAGCCGAAGAAACAAAGTTTTTAAAAGATGTAGGCGTAAATTATTTAGCAAGAGTGTTTAAAATTGGCGACAAATATTGCCTTTACAACAAAAAATATTTAGAAATATTCAAAGATGTAACTTATAGAGCGAATCCAGATGATGCTATACCAACACTTAGGGTATATTACGGAAAAGAATTTGTAGGATTGTTACTTCCAATAAAAGAACACAACCAGGTTATTGAAACAGGAGACATATTAAAAGCATTTGAGATAAAGGAAGGTAAATAAATGTTATTAGAATTTAAACTATATGAAGTAAAAGAAAGTTCGAATTTATATAAATTGACTTGCGCTGAAGATAGTTCTAAAAATACTTTTATTATAGTTGGCGAAGAGAATGAAAGATACTTTCAAGTTCAGCAAATAGACGAAAAGGGACTTGGTTTAATATCTGGATTAAAGATTAATCAAGCAGCATTTATTGTTAAAAAAGAGGACATAAAGCTAAAAAGCGGTGGATTTGGTTATGAAAGTGTAGAACTAGACATACCTAAGGAGTATTTAACCTTAGATATTATAGAGGGTATTATAAGACTTAACGAGCGAGAGGGTGATTAAATGTTAAAAAAAGATGAAAATTTTCCAAAAGTATTTAAAATGGATGATTATAGCTGGGTTTGTGCTATGAATATAGAAAATGCCGTTGCTTGGTATACAGAAACTACTGGACTAGATGAAGAAGATTTAGAAGTGAAAGAATGTGACTTAGATAAAAATACAATGTATTCAGAAACAACAATATCTGAAATTATAGAGCAGCTTAGTAATATGAGTAATCACGTTGAAACAAGTTTTTCTATAATCAAACGGGGTGGCGACTTATTTGTAAAGGAATCCTTTAGAGCAGTTATTAGTTGTATGATTAATAGTTATGGTCTTGAATCAGTTACAAAAGAACCTTTTGAGATATGTTCTACTGAATGGTGATGAAAAATTTAAATTTGAGAAGGTGATTAAGTGTTTAAAGTAGGAGAAACTATTCAGATCAAGAAAACAAAAAATGAAAGAATGGAGATTACAGGGTTAGATATTGATTCGATGGATGCTGAGAGTTTAGAAGAATTAACAGATATGATTTCTACATTGTACTGGTATTTATCATTTAAAAAGTCACGACTTAAAGAAATGGAATGAGAAGGTGATTAAATGGCACAACGAAGAATGTTTTCTTTGAAAATTGTAGATACTGATTTATTTTTAGATATGCCAATGACAACAAGATTGCTCTATTACGATTTAAACATGAGGGCAGATGATGACGGATTTGTAGCTTCACCAAAGAAAATACAAAAGATGGTTGGTTGTAGTGATGATGATTTAAAATTGTTAATAGCTAAGAACTTTATTATACCTTTTGAGAGTGGGATATGTGTTATAAAACATTGGAGGGTACACAATTATATACGCAACGATAGATATGCTAAAACTATCTACAATGAAGAGAAACAGCAGCTTGTAGAGAATAATAATGTATATGAAAATGTCATACCAACGGTAGACAACATGTCATACCAACGGTATCCACAGGTTAGGTTAGGTAAGGATAGTATAGGTAAGAGTAATAATATATATATGTCTGACTCTGACGAGTACAGACTCTCCGAATATCTTTTTAAACACATGAAAGCTAATAATGATAAGGCAAAAGAACCTAATATACAATCATGGTGCAAAGTATTTGACAAGATATTAAGGATTGATAAAAGAGAACTTGAAGAAGTTAAAACCGTTATTAAATGGTGCCAACATGATAATTTTTGGTACAAGAATATATTAAGTCCTGCTAAATTAAGAGAACAATACGATAAGCTGTATTTGCAAATGAAAGGGGATAAGGATGGATTTAAAAATGCTCCAGGAGTTAATAGCAAGTTCGAGGGATACAAAGCTCCAAAACCAAAACTTGAAGGAGAAGCCGATTATTCAGACCTCTTATAAGTGCGATAAATGCCGAGATACTGGAATGATAATAACGCACAGAGAAGATGCACAGGACTTAATGACTAGATGTTCTTGCCAGAAAGTTGATAAGGCTGAAAAGATATTGAAGTTATCAGGCATAAACATTGAACAAGCAAGGCAGACATTTAGCACCTTTGAAGTTTGGAATCAAGGATCTAAACTTGCGAAAGAAATGGCAAGTAAATATTATAAAGAGTTTAATAATGTTAGAACAACTAGAAGAAATTCTATAGCACTTATAGGACAAGTAGGCAGCGGCAAAACACATTTATGCATAGCTCTAGCGATGAATTTCATCAAGAAGGGTATAGAAGTGGTCTATATGCCCTACAGAGATACTTTGACATTATTTAAGCAGAATATGATAGATGAAGAATACTACAACAAGAAAATTAGAAAATATCAATTATGTGAAGTTTTGTTAATAGATGATTTGTTTAAGGGAGCTATGAAAAATGGGAAGGTAAATGAATCTGATATAAACATAATGTTTGAGATTATTAATTACAGGTACTTAAATTACTTACCGCTTATAGTTTCTAGCGAATATACAGCGGACAGGTTAATGGACTTTGACGAAGCTGTAGGCAGTAGAATTATAGAAATGTGCAAAGATTACACAGCTGAGATAGAAGAAAACATTAAAAATAATTATAGATTGAGGTGATTAAAATTGGTAAATAGAGAATTAGTAAAAAAATTATTAGAAGATGGCGAAAAGTTTGTTTATATATCTAGAGTCACTGGTTGTCCTTTAGGATCTATAAGAATGTATGCAGAAAGAGAAGTTTCACAAAAAGAAAGATGGACTGATGAAGAATCTAAAAAACTTGTAATGTTACGAGATAGCGGACTTAGTTATAAAAAGATTGCAGCACAGCTCAATAGGACAGTCAACGCAGTTAAGATGCATTACTATACAATCGTTGAAAAGTATAATTTAACAAAACCAGTTGTAAGCAGACGAATTGTTAATGTTGAATTGATAATCAAAATGCTAAAAGAAGGGTTTAAGGCTGATTATATAGCAAAAGAAGCAGGATGCACTGGGACAACTGTTTATAACATCAAAGAAGCTATGGAAATAGAAGGGGATATAGTTACCACAAAATGGACTACAGAAAGCAGAATAAAGGCTATGGAAATGCGCCTAGATGGAAAATCATACAGTGAAATTGCTAAAGTTATTGGACATTCAAGAAATAGCATAAGACAAGAAGTTTACAATATTAAAAAAGGTAGAAGGAGCGTGAATATTTAAATGATTAAAAATTATAAGGCAGAACCGATAGGTGATTATCTTCCAGATTCGGCTAATGCATATCGTGAGTTAGAAAAAAGTAAACAAGTAAATGATGAACTTGCAATAGAAAATAATGATCTTAAAAAAGAAGCTGTGTATTTTATGAAAGAATCTAATTCTCTTAAAGTAGCAATAGGAAAAGTAATTAAACTTTACGAGGAAGGCAAAAGCTTTAAAGAAGCAATTGAGATAGTAAAATCTACGTTAGATAAAATATGACAAATAAAGAGAAAGCTCGATTAACTTATGATGCTCTACAAAAAAGAAAGATAGAGCGAGAGAAGAAAAAAGAAAGAGAAATTAATGGTGCAATGTGCTTTCTTGTCCAGGGTTCTATGCGAGGTAAAATTATTAATTCTGTTAATAGTTCGGGCAAACGATTTAGATAGTGTTTTATGATAGCCAATAAAGCGCAGGACAAGCGTAAACATAAAATAAGTACATTTGGATAGACACAAAATAAAAGCTATTAGAAAGGCTTTAAATTAATTATAAAGAGGTGATTAGAATAGAGTGTGAAATATGCGGAAGAAATAATGCAGAGCTACATCATATAGTATTTAAAAGTGCAGCACCTTGGATGAAGAATATACCAATAAATTTTAAATATTTATGCGAATGTCACCATAGAGGAAATGACTCACCTCATAAAAATCGAAAAATAGATTTACAGTATAAGCAGGAATTACAGCTCAAACTAGAACTTCTTTTTACAAATGAATCATACACGGTACACGAAATTAAGGAATTGTTAGATATATCTACGAACGAGGTTAATAAGTTGATGCATAAAGTACCATGCAAAAATGAACAATTTGAAAAGAAAGAAATAATTAAAAGAATGATGGGAGGAAGGTTTTATCTATGACTAATTCAAAACGTAAAGGAGCGGCAGGAGAAAGAGAACTATCAAATAAGCTCAAAGAATATGGATATGATTGCAGACGAGGGCAACAATATTGCGGCTCGAACGGTGATGCTGATGTGGTGGGTCTGAATGGCATTCACATAGAATGCAAAAGAGTTGAAAAGCTTAATTTATACGATGCAATAAGCCAGGCTAAAAGTGATAGTAAAGATGATTTACCTACAGTTTTTCATAGAAAAGATAGACATGAATGGCTTGTGACAATGACTTTGGAAGATTGGATTAAATTATATAAAGAATATGAATTGCGCAATAGCTAATTATTGCGAAGGAGTGATAGTAGTGAAAAAGACTTTAGAAAATTGCAATGTGATAAAAGAAGCTATTGCATTAGGGGTAGGAATGCCAAACCAGTATGAAGGAAAATGCGAGGGATATGAT